AAATGTAAATCAGAAGGTGAACTTCGATTAGAAGAACCAACGTTAGAGGAATTAAACGCAATGGCAACATCGGCGAGGCTACAGTGAAAAAGAATCCTGTAGCCAAAGACCTTCGAACACCAAAGTACAGACAAAGAAAAGTAGAAAGTAAAAAGAAATATAATCGTAAAGAAGTTGTTGGTTATTATTATGATGGCTACAATGACAAGAGTGAAACTTTATATAAGGAGAAGAAATGACAAGTGAAGAGGCAGCATACATTGCAGGACTATTTGATGGTGAAGGGACCATCACTTATAAAAAATATTTTGAGCGTAAGAAAAAAGGTAACAAAGTTAATAAATATAATTGCTGGCGTATCTCTATGGAGATTGCAATGACTGATGAGTCTGTATTAATATGGTTAACAGATGTTTTAGGTTGTGGTACGTTAAATAAAAAACCACGTAAGAACGGTCATAAAATGCAATACAGATGGCGTTGTGTATTTCGTGATGCCTTTCACGTCTGTTGTGTAATCTGGCCCTTTGCTCACGTTAAGTTAGATAAGATACAAAAGGTTATAGGACACTATTCAACAATGCAGAAAAAAGATAATATTTATAATTTAGATCATTACAGGAGTTTAACAAAATGAGTATATACGATACAGTAGATGAGGGATTAATGGAGTTAGAACTAAATGATAAAGTATTTAGATCTGATCCCCTTAAAAAAATTTCTGATGAAAAAAGTAGAGTAGATAGATTTAATAAAAAATATTTAATAGAATTAAAATGTAGAAAATATTCTATTGATAAAATAAAATTATGGGGCGGTGCTATGATTGAAAGAGATAAGTATCGAGCACTAATGAGTGGATGTGGAGATAAGATTCCTGCGTATATAAATAAATTTCCTTGTGGTAGTTATTATGGTTGGAACTTAAAAAAAATAAAAGAACCATCGTGGTATGAGGAAGATTTACCCAAGTCTACTGTTGAGAGTAAAGGTAAAAGACCTAAAATAGTAGGTGACTTACAATTCGAGGATGGAAAGAAATTAATATGAAAAGAAATAGTAGTTATAGATATCCGAAGACCGTACGTGAAATGGTCGAGGGACAAAGACATTATATATTAAACAAAGAAAAGCTGCCCAGTGTGACCACTATACTGTCCGCTACACAGAGCGCAGAGAAGCGCGAATCGCTGGCCAAGTGGCGTGAACGGGTGGGTGAGGCCGAAGCAACGCGGATCGTGGATTCTGCGGGCGCGAGAGGGACAGCAATGCACAAGATATTAGAGAAGTACATACTCGGTGAAGGTTATCTTGACGAGACAACAGTTGGTAAACAAGCACACAATATGGCATTACAGGTTATACAAAGTGGTCTTAGTAATCTTACAGAATACTATGGCACAGAGTGTACATTATATTATCCTGGACTATACGCAGGACAAACAGACTTGGTAGCAATACACAAGGGAGAAGATGCAATCATCGACTTCAAACAAACTAATAAACCAAAGCGTAGAGAATGGATTGAAGACTATTGTCTTCAGCTAGCAGCTTATGCAATGGCACATAATTTTATTTACAAAACAAAAATTACAAAAGGTGTTGTGATGATGTGCAGTAAAGATAATTATTACCAGGAGTTTGTAATCGAGGGTGCAGAGTTTCAAAAATATAAACATAACTTTTTAAGGAGGGTGGATGAGTATTATAAAAATAGATCAAAAGAGATTGGATAATATAGCTAAAGCTTATTGGAATACATCTGGTGATATGAGAGAGATGTGGGGCCGTAAATGGTATGAATTAATTAAACAAATAGGAAGGAAGTTAGATGAGACTAAGAGATCTACAACAGATACTAGACCAATTCACTAATGGTCAAAAAGGAACTATGATATCTGATTGTCCAGTTTACATAGAAACTATGAGTGGACATTTAGAAGATGTTAGACGTATTGAAATACAAGAGAGCAATATAATTGGAGACTTCAATCCTGCTCGATTAGTAATAAAGGCAGATAATGATAAATTATTTAGATCACAAACATATAAACAGAGTTAATAAATCCATAATGGATATGGGCCCAATAGATGCCTCACGGGAGACTGCGGGGCATCTATGTACATAGAATTGGTCAAGTATCCTGACGTATTTTTACGATCAAAGAGTAATGACGTGCCTTTTCCATTAGATGAGAAGACTAAAAGACTTATTAAATGGATGCAGAAAGCTATGTATCAACATCACGGCATAGGTTTAGCTGCAATACAAGTTGGTTATCAGCTTCGTATGTTTGTTATGGATGTAAACAGGACAGAAGAAAAACCACAAGTTTTTATAAATCCAGAAATTATTAAGAAGTCTAAAGAATCATTAACAGATTTTGAAGGGTGCTTATCTGCGCCAGGCAAGAGAGGAGAAGTAAAAAGGTACATTAGAATTACTCTAAAGTACCAGGATGAGGAAGGAGAAGAGATAGTTAAGACCTTTTATAACTTGGCAGCTAGGTGCATACAGCACGAGATGGACCATTTAGAAGGTAAACTATGTATAGATTATGAAAAAGGTAACTATAGTCGGGACAAACATAAGTCCCAAACAATGGTCGAATCTGATTTTAGAACTAAATCTGATACGTAAGCAGTGGAAACCATACGCGGATCTGGAATTACAGGGTCCAGGTGTAAAAAAAATAATCAATTATGGCACAAATACGTCCAGTATTGCATTTGTGACGAAAATGGGGCTAAAGAGGTAGTTGTGCCAATGTATAGTGGAATCCTGGAGCAATTTTATTTTTTTAAAAGTAAAAAAAACCTCTGGCACACTTGGCACACCCCTATTTTGGCTTATAAGTGTTGGTATAAGCGAATAATAGTGTGCCACGGGTGTTGGCACAGCTTGGCACAGTTGTTGGTATTGCTAGCTTTTTTGATTTTTGCTCTGGCACAGTACTGTATTCGGCGCGCGGGGATTTTTTTATTTTTTTTAAAAACTTTTTTGCCCAAAAATCTCCCTATACAGTATAAGATTTGATATGAAACGACTCAAGAAATCTAAATACAAATCTGTTGTAATTAAGAAGAAGAGATATTACTTCTACAAAATCACGTGGTTGGATATCACCGGTGACAGCGGGCACGCAGACTTACACACGGCAGCAGGCTTTATGCCATCAGAGATGATAACTCACGCATACTTACTTAACAAAGATAACAAGAATATTAGAACTTTTGCAAGTTATGAAGTTAATGATGAATTATTTAGTGATAGAAATGTATTCCCTAAAGGGTGTATAGTACGTATGGAAAAAATAAATGAAAAATAAAATGGCAAGAACAATCTGATTTGAATGATAGCTACAAGCAATCATTAAGAAACAAAGCAGAAAGAAACCCTACATTGACAAAGAATATGCCCAATGTAAAATGGGATCAACTTCCACCAAGGAAAGGACCAGATTCAAATGGAATACAAACCAGTTATAAACAAGTTAGCATTCGTAAAAAAACTACCTAGAAAAATTTTAAATAAAGTTAATTCTTTTGTGAATGGGAATCAAGGTTGGATTCTTCTTGCAATTCTAGTGTACTTGATTCGATATCTTCAGGCGTAATATTAATTATCTCTTTGTTATCATCCAGAATCTTTTTAAGTTTATCTTTTATCTCATCTGCAGATAAATTATCTATATTACCTGTCATAACTAATTTCTGATCTACATACAGTCCACCGGCTTTACCACGAGCCACTTCTGCGTTTACAGCAGCACTCCAGGCTTTGTTTTCTAATGCTTTGTTTCTTATCTGTGCTAATTCTGTGACGTGCTTCTCAAAAGTTATGCCATATTTCTCCCTTACTTCTGCCCTTAATTCGCCAATATAGCTGACAACTAATGGAAAGTATTTTGGGTTACGCATTTCTGCTGCAGCCTTACGGGCTCTAGTCTTGTAGCCTGCTTCGTAAGCAGCTTCTGCTGGGGACATCTTACCCTCATTATAAACTAGCAATTCTGCAAATTTACGTTGTTGTTCTGTTAGTCTTTTTGGTTGTGTCATACTTGTAATTTACCGTAATTTAGTATAGTTATCAAGTAGGAATTCCGGTGAAACCAGAGTCAAAATTTTGGAAGTTAATTAAGAAAAATACACCTAAAATCCAGTGGACAAGACTGGAATCTTGGGCATCCTTTGGTGTGCCTGATTTGTTGGGATACAATGATAACTGTGGTTTTTTTATGGTTGAGATGAAGATAGCTAGAGGCCCAAAGATAAGCTTCAGCCCTCATCAAAAAATGTTTCACTTGACCAGAACTAATCGGAATTTTATCCTACTACAAGAGCCTCTTGTAGGTAACGTAAAACTTTATGAAAGCTCCTCGATCCACGGTCTGCTTGTAGACCACAGGGAAACTCCAACACTTGCAATGAACGACTGGGACCACATTCAGCGCTTGTTGGTTCGCGAACCGCTTGACGCCTGATCGCTTGCGGGCTTGTCAGCTTGTGAGCTTGTGGCCTTCGGGCCCACCCGCCCCCCTTCGCTTGCTCGCTTGCGGGCTTGTTCTCTCTTGGCCCTTTGCCTATACTCTTCATAAAATTTTGGATGTTTGAATACGTGCATTTTAGTGTTCGCCGTATGCTATGTTTTTAATGTCCTTGTCCCAGCAAGCACGGCAATCTTTGCATTGGTTGTCCTGATCAGGGGCCGGGCAAGTCCTACCTGAGGTTACTACTGTTGACGTGTGGACCCAGCTCGACGGTGCCGGCTGGTCAATCATTGGCGCGCTTAATCTAACAATCAAGTTGTCAGGGCAGCTGGCCAGGTGATCCTTCACCCACGCTTCGCGCGTCGGCATCCAGTGCTTAACGTCAGGTGACAGCCTGCATACTTCATAGATCTTGTTTAGATGGTCCAGGTTTTGTACATCGCCTGAATCGTGCCATCTAAACCATTTCACCTTTTTAGAATTAATTTGAACCGCCATAGCTGTGGCCCATAATGGGTGCTTGAGCGCTTCGAATCTTTTATATTGTGCGTCCTTTACAGGTTTAAATTTATACCTGCCGCGCTCGTACGCGTAACAGTTCGCGCAGACGCTGCCCTTCACAGCTCGTAACTTTGTGCCAGTCTTGCATTCGTGCGCCGGTGTGCTGTACGCCCAGCCGGGCATCTTGCCGGGTTTGCTTAGTGTGTGTGTTATTGCTTGTGCTTCTTTAATTTTCATATGTTATCCTTTCTTTGTTATAATATCCCATACCAGCTTGTGAGCTAGCTGTCAAGTTTTATTTTTGCTTGCGAGCTTGTGGCCTTCGGGCCCACCCTCCCACCTAACCATTCAAAAAATTTCTTTGTATCGTCAAGGTACCATTGCGGGAGCGTGTCGTGGTCCTGTAAGAACCACGGCATCAGGTCGCCCGCTTTTATTTTAATTCCACGCCGCTTCAACGAGTCCTCCATTGGTTGCCTTGTTCAGGGCCTCCAGGTACTCAGTCTCAGTGAGCTTAAGCTTCTCAATACAAAACATATGCTTTGTAGCCTGGTCCGCGCCGGGCTTGAGCAGGTACTCAGGGACCTGGTCCAGCAGCTCTTGACGCTTCGCGCCTCCTGGTAAAAATTCCGCTTTGATTGTTTTTTCTTTAGACATATTATCCTTTCTATTAGTTGTTATAAAATCCCATACTATCAGGCTGGTGCTGCCTGTCAACAATTATTTTTTTTAATGTGCTTGTGGCCTACGGGCCCACCCTCCCACCATCCCAGCTTGTGAGCTTGCGCTCACAATTCTAGGGTTCAAGGATAATGATCGAACTTTACCCAGTTCGATCAATGGGTGATCAGTCACTATGCTACGTAGGCGGGCCTTCCAGTTTGCAACCTTACCGGGCCATCCATTATTGGATCGCGACCTATGTTCTAGTGTTTATTCTCACAGTCAACAATGACTGATCCCAGATCCACTGAAGCCGTCCGGTCATAGTAGATCTGGGATCAGTACCGGTCCAATGGCTCTCTTCCAGGACCGGTATAATCTTTTAGATTAAGATTTCTCTTTTTCTAAATATTTTTTAGTTCTTTGTTGATCTTCTTTTACGAGACGCAAAACTTCTTCTAATGCATCCGCAATTCTTTTTAGTTGTTCTGTTTCCATATTATCCTTTCTAAAACTAATATAGGTATTTATGGGATTATTACAAGTAATTAATTTATAAAAGCTTGTTACCCTTGGGCCCACCCTCCCTTAAAAAAAAATAAAGTTTTTTTCTTTTTTTGTTTGACAATAAAAATGATTAGTATAAATTCCCAGATATCAATAACAAAGAAAGGATAACAAGATGAGTAAAATAAGAATGAATACTGAACTACGAAATAAGTTGTTCAATAAAATGAAAGATGTCTTTGAGAACGAGGACACACAGGAACGAGAGGCATTTCTTCAAGCAAGGGAAAGTGTAGATCATCATTATAAATATGCAAGTGAACTTGCAAAGTTAGTAGTTGAAAGATCATATCCTGTTGATGATGTTGCAACTTTAAGAACTTTCAAAAATAAATATGGAAGTCCTTGTGATGTTGTAGCAAAAGATAAATGCTTTTACTTTGCACACAATGAAGATGTTGATAGTGAGGGCGAACAAAAAGAAACTAAATCACATTTTGATTTTGGTTTGTTTGGTAATCTAAATGGTAGTGAGTATGATAATGAACAGGGCAAGAAATTTGCGTTTGCATATTATAGAGAAGATTTAAAAGCTATGGATTGCAACCCAGATATCTTTGCTCAACAAAATGAAAACAAAGATAACCCACACAAAACAAAGCACGTTGAGGCTTGTCAAAAAGCACTTGGGTACACA